GGTCGGAGCTTATGCAAAGGCAACAGATACAGCAGTAAACGCTGGTCGTATAACAGCCGGAACAGCAGATTCAACAACACTTACAACATATCCAACAGCTTCCGAGCTTCTTTGTTTCGTTTCGCGCGGATCTGCTTCTGTTTATGCAGGAACTCAAGGATTTGCCAAGAACATCATCGCTAACACTTCACAGTGGGCTAACTTGATGACATTGAACGTCTCTGGCGCACCGCTTTACAACGTTGCCGCAGGACAGACAAATACAACTGGCGGCGTCGTCACACCATCATCAGTGCGCGGAATCGTTGCTGGTCTTGATCTTTACGTCACAGCCAACACTGCGTCCCTTACTGACACAGATGGATCGATGCTCATTGTCAATCCAGATGCGTTCGGCTGGTATGAAAGCCCTACGCTTCGCTTGACTTCTAACCAGATCCAAACGGGTCAAGTGGAGGTTATGTATTATGGTTACGGAAGTTTCGTAAGCAAAGTGGGCGCTGGTTGCTTCAAAATAAATAAAACATGATCTGAATAAATAAATAATCATGGGCTAGGTGCGCTCCCGTATCTAGCCCAGCAGAGTAGAAAGGGAAGAAGAGATGGCAAGTCCGGTTATCGTAACGGCCACGCAACTTAGGACGATACTTGGCGTCTCTTCTTCTCTCTATTCTGATGCTTACTTAAACGGCATAATTGTCAGCGCGGAGCAAGTTATCTTGCCACTATTAACTGCCAATCAAGCCGCGATTGCAGAAGTTTATCTAACGGCCAATGTCGCTTATTATGTAACGCAACGGCCACATTACTTCGTGGCAGGTCAGAGCGTGGTGGCAAGTGGAATCGTTCCAGCGACTTTCAATGGCACAATCACCATCACAGATTCCATCACTGATCCATATATCTTCTCAGCCGCCAAAACCAATGCAGACATTGTGATTCGCGGCGTGATTCCGGCTGGCGTCGCGTACCTATCCGGAGCAGACGCCGCCACTCTTTACGCATCAACCGAAGCCGTCGAACAGGCGATTTTAATTGTCAGTGTCGAGATTTTTCAGAGCGTCGTGGCCGCAGGTGGTCAGATTGAAGGCGTGGACTTTACGCCAAGCCCGTTCCGCATGGGTCGCAGTCTCAATAATCGAGTCATAGGACTTCTCGGAAGTTACATCGATGTCGAAAATATGGCGATGTAGATGACTGCCACATCAATCTCAGCCGACGTTCGCGGAGCACTTGCAACAGCTCTAGCGACGACTCTGGCGTCGGTCTATACATCAGTTCCAGAGACAGTCATTCCCCCAGCCGTGGTCATCGTTCCGGATTCGCCTTATCTTGAATCTAACATCATCGGCAAGGATCAAGTTCGAGTCAAGATCAACATGACAGTTAGTGCCGCCGTTGCTTATAACAACAACGCCGGAGCACTTGATCAGCTTGAAGTTCTCATCATTACTCTGATTGGTCTCATGCCAGTCGGTTACATAGTCGGAGACGTCTCACGTCCCACAATCATTTCAGTCGGAGCGAGCAATCTCTTATCGGCTGACTTATCGGTCTCAACCTACTACACGCAAGTCGCTTAAGGAGCAAAACAAATGGCAACAACAATCATCACCGGACGCGACATCACGATCTCACTTGCGTCCACAAATTACGCTGCGCAAACGCTATCGATCACGATGGTCAATGCGCCAGTCATCACGACATATCAGGCACTTACAGGAAAACAGTACAAGCACATCGATGATCAGTGGACTTTGAACTTAAATCTTCTGGCTGACTGGGGTGCAACATCATCACTCTTTGAAGCTATGTGGACAGCGTTCACATCTGCTCCTAATACTGCTCTAGCATTCACATTGGTTACTGCAACAGGTGCGTCATTTGCTGGCACAGCTTTTCCAGTAGCTCCAACCGCCGGTGGAACTGCGCCAGATGCGCAGACGGACACTTGGGCGATGTTATGCGCATCAACACCAGTTCTCACCATCACATAATCGAAACAGAAACGGGAGCACACGATGAAACTACCAATCACCATCGAATACACATCAGGCGAGTTCGGTACATATACCGCACAACCGCCAGAGTGGGCGAAGTGGGAGAACAAAACAGGGCTGACCATCTCGCAAGCGCAGGAGAAAATCGGGATCTCCGATCTTCTCTTCCTTGCGTGGAATGCCATGAAACGTGAATCAGGTGGAAAGCCAATCAAGGGCTATGACATCTGGTGCGAAACAGTGGCCGATGTGAGCGTCGGTGAAGTAATCCCAAAAGCTACGCCGCCGGAAGCGTGAATCGGATCCTTGTCGAGTTAGCAATAGCGACAGGGATTCCGATGAGCGAATGGATCACGGCGGAGCAGATCTATACAGCGCAAGAAGTATTGGAGAAAAGGAATGGCGTTTAAGACAACAAAAGGTCAAGGCAAATTCCGCATTGAATGCGAACCTTATGCGCTAAAAAATTTGCTTTCGACTTTGAATATGTTGGACAAAGAGACACAAAGTCGAGTTCGTGATGCCGCTCAACCTTTATCCAAGCGACTTGCAGGACAAATTATGATGTTCGGTCACTCTTCACCGACTCCGGCAACTGCCCTTGTTCTGCAATCTATTACAACTCCACGCGATCGATTGATTCGTGTTGATGTGGGTGGCCCGAAAAAGGTTGGCCGAAAATATGGCCAGACTGCCAGCAAAAGTGGCAAGGGCAAGAAGGTCGGCGGCACTGGTGCTCCGGCTGGCGCACTTTTATGGGGAACCGAATATGGATCTCACCCGGGCGTGGACTCAATCGGCCGAACATATACAAATCGCTTCGGTGCTCCACCGAGAGCTTCAGGATATTGGCTCAATCCTGCCGTCGAGTTCTACACGCCGGTGGTTGCGCAGGAGTACATTTCAATCGTTCAAGCAATCATTAACGATTTGGAGTTAAATTAATGGCTGGCATTCCGAAAGTAAAGATTACCTTCGATGCTGATTTTGATGATCTCAAAAAAGGAATCAAAGGTGGCCAAGATGAGATTCAAGGATTCGCTGGCCATGTTGAAGAGTTCGGAAAAAAAGCTGCCGCAGCTTTTGCAGTAGCAGCCGCCGCCGCCGCCGCATACGCAGTTAAACTTGCAGTCGATGGAGTCAAGGCGGCAATCGAAGATGAAGCCGCGCAAGTAAGACTGGCAACAGCTCTCAAGAATGCAACTGGTGCAACTGATGCGATGATCAAGTCAGTCGAAGCACAAATCTTAAAGCAATCTCTGGCAACAGGTGTTGCAGATGAGCAACTTCGTCCAGCTCTTTCGCGCTTGGCTCTTTCAACAAATGATGTCACAAAGGCTCAAGATCTTCTCACTTTAGCTCTTGACATATCACAGGCAACTGGTAAAGGACTGGACGCCGTTGCCAACGCTCTCGGTAAAGCATACGACGGCAACACAGCAGCACTTGGCAAGTTAGGTGTTGGATTATCGTCAGCCGAATTAAAAGCCATGACATTTACAGAAGTCCAGACAAAGCTCTCGGATTTATTCGGTGGAGCGGCCGCGGCAAACGCGGAGACATTCGCTGGACGCTTAGAGATTCTCAAAGTTACATTTGATGAAGCAAAAGAATCAGTCGGTGCTAAACTTTTGCCAATCATTCAAAAGCTTGTGGAGTTCGTCGTCAATCAAGTCGTGCCAGCACTTGGCAAGTTCGCTGAGTTCTTCAAGCCCATCACAGACGCGATTGCTAACAATAAAGAAGAGTTCGCAACTTTCATCGCATTTATTCAAAAATATGTCGTTCCAGTTCTAGTCGATGTTTTAGGTGGTGCGTTCAAAGTCGTTGGCCAGATTGCTGGTGGCGTAATTAACGTCATCGGAGCAGTAGTAGGCGGTCTCAATTCGCTCATCTCCGGAGCCGTTGCAGGTATCAATGCACTGATTCGCGTCTACAATTCAATTCCGTTCTTACCAAACGTCTCAACTATCTCAGCTCCATCAATTAACGTTCCAAGCGTCACAATTCCAAGCGTGACTTCGACAGCGGTTGTTCCTAAGATTGTAGTTCCATCAGTATCCGGCGGTGGTGGTGTCTCATCGGCAGCGGCTGGCGCATCGATGGTCGGATCTATCGGTGGAACAGTTGGTGGTGGTGGCTTTACCGACTCGCAGAATGCCGCCAGATTAGCCGCCGCAGCTCAAGCCGCTGGCGGTGGATTCACAGATTCTCAGAACGCCGCGCGCATCAGCATCACAGTCAATGGCGCAATAGATCCAGAGAGCACAGCTCGACAAGTTGTGAACTTAATGAATGATTCTCTCTATCGCGGCGGTGGCGGCGGTGGGAACTCGCTGGTCATGGTATGAGCCAATGGTCTCCAGTCTGGCGGGTTAAGGTTGCATCGATTGAATACACATCGACAATCTTGGCCAATCTTTCAATTACGTCCGGACGATCTAATATCTACAATCAGACGAACGCAGGATTCGCGACTATTGAATTATTCATCTTTGACCAAACTTCCATCATCATCGACATCAATGATTCACTATCGATTGAAGTCAAGGATTCCACTGGCACATACGTCCCCATCTTCGGCGGTTCAGTCGTCGATGTCGGAATCGCGGTGGCGCAAGTGGGATCCAGTGCCTACACGCAATCAGTTACCATCACGGCTCTGGGTGCTCTGGCGCGTTTGCAAAAGGCTCTGACCAATGGCGTTCTGACTCAGGACTTTGATGGCAATCAGATTTACACGATTCTCTCGGATCTACTTCTTAACAACTGGGGCGAAGTTCCGGCGGCTCTGACATGGGCGACATACACGCCAGCAACAGAGACGTGGGCTGATGCTCAAAATACCGGACTTGGCGAGATTGATACACCGGGCAATTATGAGCTTGCACAAAGGGCATCGAGTCGAACGGATATGTATTCACTTGTCGCAGCCCTTGCCACTAGCGGTCTGGGTTATCTTTACGAGAATGCTCAAGGTCAAATCTCATACGCTGATTCAACACACCGATCGGTATATCTGGCCACTTATGGATATACGAATCTTTCAGCCAATCAAGCTCTAGCGCGTGGGATTGCCATCAAGACACGGGCGGGAGATGTCCGAAACGACATTACTCTCAAGTATGGAACAGCGTCGGCCAATGAAGTCAGCGCAACGGATACGGCATCGATTGACACCTATGGCGATCTTGCACAGATCATCACCACGACAGTTAAACACGCCGCCGATGCCACATCTCAGGCCAGCTTCTATCTGACCTTAAGAGCTAATCCACAAGCCAACTTTGAATCCATTACCTACGCATTGACCAATCCGGATCTTGACGATGATGATCGTGATTCGCTCATCAATGTGTTCATGGGTCAGCCCGTCTCCATCTCGAATCTGCCATCGAACATGAACGCTGGACAATTCTTAGGCTTCATCGAAGGCTGGCGATTCCAAGCGTCCTATAATGAACTATCCGTCACGCTTCTGCTCTCACCAGTGGCATTCTCGCTCCAAGCGATGTATTGGTCACAAGTGAGCGTGTCGGAAACTTGGGCGACTATCTTGCCTACACTTGACTGGGAACACGCCTTAGTCGTTGCATAAGAAAGGAAAATAATGGCCAATCCAACAACCAACTTCGGGTGGGTAATGCCCACTTCTGCCAGCCTTGTTACCAATTTGCCAGCAGATTTCAACGTATTCGGACAGGGCGTTGATACATCGATGCAATATCTGCTCGGTGGCACAACTGGTCAGATTCTCTCAAAGACATCTGGAACGAACATGGCTTTCACATGGATTGCCAACGATCAAGGTGACATCACTGGAGTTACGGCTGGAACAGGAATTAGCGTATCAAGTCCAACTGGTCCGGTTCCAACAGTCTCCATTGACACTGCCGTTACTGCCGATTTAACAACAGCGCAGACTTTGACTAATAAGAAGCTCAGTGACTCAACAACAACAATCGTCGATGTTACCGATGCAACTAAGGCAATCAAGTTCGATGTCGCCGGAACAACGGCAGTCACTGGAACAATCGCGACGGCATTTACAACTGCAAAAACAGTCACCATTCCAGATACAACTGGAACAGTGGCTCTGACCAATGGCGTCGTCAATAATACTTTGACAAGCACAACAGGCGATATTATCTACGCATCGGCGGCAAACACGCCAGCGCGTCTTGGCATTGGCTCTACATCTCAGGTTCTCACAGTAAGCGGCGGAATCCCAAGTTGGGCTACACCTGCAAGCGGTGCTAGTTTCGTGGGTTGTTCTGCGTCTGCTCGCGCAAGTCAATCAATTGCTAATAACACGGTAACGGCGATAGCATTAAATACAGAACAATTTGATTCAAGTTCAATGCACAGCACTACTGTAAACAACTCACGCTTTACTATACCTACTGGATATACTGGAAAATGGTTATTTACTGCCGTAAGTGGTTTTGACCCTTTGACTACTGGAAATATGATATTACGCTTTTATGTAAATGGTGCTTCAATTGGTTTAGCCATATTTACAGGTAACACAAATGCTGGGACTATAACTTCTACATCAATAACAAATGTCTTAAATTTACTTGCTGGAGATTATGTTGAATTAATGATTTATCAAAATAGTGGGATATCGGCTACTACTATGATTTCTGGCACAGAAGATTTTACCTTTATGAACTGTCATTTTATAGGAGCATAACGATGGAACTATGGAAAAAGATTATAGAAGCCTATCCTGAAATAAATCCGACAGATGATTTTTGGAGATTAGGTATCTACTTGCAAGATGATTCAGATGGAAAAGGCGCATATATTGCCAAATGGGATTATTCAAAGCCAATTCCTGATGGACTAAAACTAGGTAAATGAATAATTATCCTGACGGCACTGCCGCGCGGATCATCGATGTCGCACTGGCAGAAGTTGGGACAGTAGAGAGTGGCGAAAATCTGACCAAGTACGGCAAGTTTACAAAGTCCGATGGTCTGCCGTGGTGCGGTTCATTCGTGAACTGGTGCTTCAATCAAGCTGGTGTAAAAATCCCATCGATGGTCTCAACGGCCGCCGGTGCTCATAAAATGAAAGAGCTCGGGCGATTCTTTGAAGCTTCTCCACAGCTTGGCGATTTATGCTTTATGGACTTTCCACATGATGGCATTGATCGGATCTCACACATCGGCATCGTAGTCAAGGTTGGCCAGAGTTCAGTGCTAACCATTGAAGGCAACACGTCCGGAGATGGAGATCAGCGCAACGGCGGCATGGTTATGCTCAAGCGTCGATATATTGGCAAGGAGATAGTTGGTTTCGGTCGCGTCAGATTGGCCGCCTATGATGGAGAATATCCAGTGGTCGAGCCAATCCCTATGGCGAAGCCGACAAAGGAGAAGAAGAAATGACTCAACTCAAAGCAATCGCGGCATCATGGCTGAGAAGCTCTGTTGCAGGTGCGTTGGCCGTGTACATGAGCGGCAATCAGGATCCAAAAGCTTTAGCGATGGGCTTGGTCGCTGGCATTGTGCCAGTCCTAGCTCGATGGGCTAACCCGAACGATCTTTCATTCGGTCGCCAGAAGTGAGCGTGGGCGAATGGACGGCGGTGGGTGCGCTTGTTTTAGCGGTGCTCGCCGCCATCTATTCGTCAATGAGAGTCATAGTGCGATCCATCATGTCGGAGTTAAGCCCGAATGGTGGTTCAAGTATGAAGGATCAAGTGAGCCGAATTGAAGCGCGATTGGATCAGTTAATTCTAGAATTGGCGTTGAAGAAATAACAGACACGCCGTAATCCACGCTAGATCCTTGCACTTCTCGCGCATCGATGTCACTCTATCTCTGGGAGCACAGACAAGGCTCTCACGGGAGCAAAAAATGAACGAAGCATCAATTATCATCATGATGGCAATCGCCGGATTCTTATGGGCGGTGGCCGCGTACAGTGTTGGAGTCAAGGAAGGCGAGCGCAAGGGATATGCCAGAGGGCGAGCAGTTGGCCGTCACGCATCATCGAGGGAAGTGAACTCATGAGCTTTTTAGATAATTATGAAGATGTGGCCACACGCATTCAACGATTCTGGGCTACTCACCCAACTGGCAAAATCCACACATCGATCACGGACATCGACATCAAGGCCGGATATGTATTGGTCGAATGTCGTGTCTATCGAGAGTTCGAAGATAGTGAGCCATCTGGCATCGACTTCGCATTCGGCAACGTGGCAACATATAACGTACAGATGAAAAAGTGGTTCGTTGAAGATACAGTCACATCGGCAATCGGTCGCGCAGTCGGTTTAGTGCTAGGTGCAGATAAGCGTCCAACAGCGCAGAACATGGCACACGTCGAGCAAGTAGATCAAAGCATCGTCAGGTCATCGGCTGATGATTATGATCCGTGGTCTGGCATGAATGCAGTCAAGCCGATAGCCGATGTGCTTCCCAGCATCGCAGAAGCTCTCACCGGTAACGCTACTGATCCGACGCCGCGATGCCCACATGGCGCGCGCATCTGGAAAACAGGCGAGAAGAATGGCAAGGCGTGGGCGCATTACAAATGCCAAGAAGCCAACCGAGCCAACCAATGTCCGCCAATCTGGTATGTCGTTTGAGCCGATGGCAAGTGGAAGCCGCAAGTCTGATGGGCGCCATTGAGATCCACACAGCTCAAGGCTGGGTTAAACTTGATGACATCATTCAAGGACAAGAGACTTGCACAGTCTGTTCCAGCATCGAAGGAGCCGAAGGTGCTGGATATGTCAAGTGCGATCCGCCAGAGCTGATGATCTATCTATGCCGAGCGTGTAGGAAGAAGCATGATTAAGATGCACATGAGCGCAGCCGATGAATGGGCTATCTTTAATGAAGCGGCAAAAGTCATCTTTGAATGGGACGAATCAAGACCACAGACACCGAGATATAACATGGGCTTGAACAATTATGAACAAGTCATTCAACACGCTGAATCAATGGCCGCCGAACTATGCGTGGCCAGATACTTCGGACTCGATTACGATCTCAACGATAACAAAGGCAAGATTCGAGCTGACGTCGGCAAGGCCATTGAAGTCAAGTGGACTGCCTACGTTGGCGGCAATCTCATTATTGCTCCATCTGATCGAGACAATGATGTGGCCGTCCTAGTTGTTGGTAAGTCGCCGGAATACTTCATCGTCGGCTGGCTACCGGTAATTTTTGCCAAACGCAAACGATTCAAGAATCCGCGTCAAGATACATGGTGGGTCGATCAAGCCAATCTCAATCCCATCGAAAACCTATCTCGGAGTGAATATGCGGCTACTGCAATTTGATTGCTCCATCTGCGCCAAGTTATACGGAGACGGGCGCAAGATGCATGGATTGACAAAGGGCGCTGAATTAACGTTGAACGAATGGTTCACTCAATGCTCTGGTTGCGGTGCATTTGGCATCAAGATCATCGATGACGAGATGGTGGCTGGCCTTGAATAGTTATCCACAGAAGTTATCCACAGGCTTGTGGACGTATCGCCACACCGCTCTAACCAGCACTTATACCGATGCTCTTGACAAGGGCGTGTACGCTGGACGCATACAACCGAGGGAGATTTAATGGATCCCAGAGAGAATGATTCTTACTCTTTCAAGGTTGGAAAGAATAAAGAGCGAAAGAAAAAACGTCTCTTGCTTCTCATCGTAGCTTCCTTAATCGCAGCAGTGAATGGCAACAGCTATGCCTACGGCGTGGAACAAAGCGATCTACTTAAGCTCTATGCTCATTCAAGGATAGTCAATGATAAGCAATACCAATGCTTCTATGCCCTCATTACTAAGGAAAGCAACTGGAGAGTAGATGCTAAGAATGGATCTCATTACGGCATAGGCCAGATGAAGAATGCTAAGTATGGCAAGCTCGATGGCTTTTCCATGGTTGATTGGAGCGTTCGTTATATCACGAAGCGTTATGGTTCAATGTGTAATGCATGGAGATTCTTCAAGGCGAATGGATACCATTGATGGATAGCACTAGACACGGCAAGGTATATGGCTCGGCATGGCGCAAGATGCGCCGCTATATCTTGGCAAGAGATAACTTCACGTGTCAATACTGCATGGCTCCAGCTAACACAGTCGATCATGTGCAACCGGTAAGCAAGAATGGCGAGATATTGAACCCAGAGAACCTAGTCGCCGCGTGTGTCTCATGTAATAGCAGAAAACAAGATAAGTCGTCGCGCTTTTTTTTGAAGCCGATTCCCAC